TCCACCTATGTCTTCTGTTAACTCACGCATAACTAAAAAAGAATTCCCTGATTATTTTCTCCGACTCTTCTTTACCGAAGGCACTACCAAGATACCCTGAGATAGGATCCAACTTGATCATATACTTATCAAAGTCATGATAATAGGTACCATCTTCTCCAGTAGGTTTAGTATTCTCTATCATCTCCTTATAGAGTGACAGATAATATTTGAATGTAGGTAAGAATGTATCTACAAGTTTTGCTTCACAGTGTCTTACAAATATATTATTAGAGAAATGATTACCTGGTTCAAAGAAGCGATACTTCTCTGTTGTCTTAGGTAATGGTGGTACATCTAAGAGATAATTCTCTGTTGGATGTTGGAAATCAAATACTATTATAACCTTCTTGTCACTAAATCCCATCAAGTCCATGCCAAAGCAAGGGACTATAGTCTCACCTACCTTGGGTGTCTTAGGGTAGATGATATTGTTGTGTATATTAAGTTTCTTTCCATCCCATATATCTACATGCCTAGACTTAAGAAAATACTTACCACTGTATAGATCAGCAGTTAACTTAGTACCTCTCTTATTCTCCCAAGTTGCATGATTGGATTCAAATTTCAGGTCAGGGAAGGTATCAAATACTGCTTCCCTATAACCTGACCACAGATCAGTCATAATAAATTACATTGTATACTATCTATACATACGCTTGTGCAGCGAGCCAAGTTGATAAACCTAGAGATGTTCCCATGATGGTGAGTCGGCTCATCCACCACATAATCTCATGCTTATGCTTTGTAATCCTACTCATAGTTCCATACCCATAGTGCAGTAGTCAATAAAATGAGGATGCTCCCGTAAATAGGAGACATCCTCTTTTGAATGTTCTATTGCTTCATATGCATTCTCTGCATACTCACAAATTTCATAGTGATTGCGGCTTGTATCGTGGTAGCCAACCGTATAGTGGGACATGATAGTTTCAACTCCACTGTTGTCAGACGACGTAAGTATTTATTCCTGTTTGGTATCTTTCGATGCCTTTTTTAAGGCTTTCCTAACCTGTTTAGCATAGTAAACTTCTTGTTTAGTATACTGCTCAGGATGTTCTTTGGCTCTCTTCAATAATAACTTTGCTGCTTTTTTGTCCTTCAAGAATTAAGTTGCGATGGTGCTTTAAAATACTTATTAATAACCTCTACCTGATCATGATACCTTGATATCTTATCAAGCTCTTGACCGATAGCTTCAGTGATATCAGAGTGCTCTCCAATACCTGCTGGATGTTCTAGATATACTTCTACGTTTGCTTTGTGCTTTGCGATTTCACCTTGAGCATGTGCCATTACAGCACGTAATAATTGCTCTCTCATATGTGTAGGCATAATGTAACTCCTATTTTTTAAGTGCGGGATTCTTAGGACAGTTCGCTTCGTGCTTCTCTATCCATGTGTATGGACGTGGGTGGTTAATGGGTGCTGTGAGTCCACAATAACCACAGACTTTTCTACGTTCAGCCATAATGATAACTTGGTTTGTTTGTCTTCTTGGATAGTTTTCCACTTCTGACCTTTGTACCAGAAGTCTCACCTGCCCCATCAGGATGCTTACCTGCTTTGGTCTTACCAATGTTTACTGACTTACCTGGCTTCTTAGACTCAGTGTCATGTAAACGTGCTGGCTTATCCTTATCTTTAGTTATAACAGATTCTTGACCATGCTTTCTGCCTAGTCTTCTCATGACTTTACCAAACCTTCGCTTGGACATGCCCTTTCCTGGTGAAGTTTGATACGAAACTTCACGTCCCTTGGATCCATCATCATATTTGTATTCACCAGTACCTTTCTTGTATCCGATACCTTTCTTCTTCAGGTCTTTTTCGAGCCCCTTGCGGGACTCACGGTTCTTTTTTGCGTCTGTACCCCTGTCAGCACTAATGTTACCAGTCTGTTGTGACTTAGACTTTTGCATCATACGAGTGGTAGGGTTACCTTCTTGAATGAAGTCACTGAATCTCTTCAGACCTTCCTTCTCATGGTATTCCCAGTGACCCTCCTTCATGTGGTCAGCAGCCTTGTATAGAGGTTTGCCTGTCTTAGCATTCTTCTTACCAGCTTTGTATGCTTGATATGCAGGTGTATTACCTTTCTTATCAGCATTAGTAACTGTATACTCTTCCTTTGCTTCTTGCTTACGCTTTGAGGCAGCAGCAGCATAGAATTTAGATGCTTGCTTAACTCTCTTCTTAGCACCTTCCTTATCTCCAGCAACCGCTTTCTTTCCACGGTCTACGTCAGCAGCCTTAGATGCTTTCTGAAGTGTATCAGAAGATAACTCATGTAATGTTTCTTCTCTTGTATCATCCTTAGGACCAGCAGCCTTTCTAACTGCACTCCTAGCATGATCTTGAGCAGCATCAACAGCACCTGCTTTAGCACCGTCTATTGCTGCTGACTTAAGTTTCTGTCCGAAACCAGCAGTCTTAGCACTACTACCAGCAGTTGTACCAGCGACAGATGCTTGCTTTGCAGCAGCACCTCCAACAGCCTTAGTTGCACCAGCAGCACTTCCTGCTGCTTTAGCACTAGCTGCACCTGCCTTAGCTGCGGTAGCACCTGCCTTGGCACCAACGGCAGCAACCTTTGCTGCTTTAGCTGCTACTGGGACTACTGCTGCTAATGGTGCTGCCTCAGTAACTTGTTTGAAAGATTTTAAAGGAACGTATCCTTCTTTTTTAGTACTCATAATAGCTCCTTTACCATGTTTCTTTTCAATGTTTTTCTTAACAATGTCAAGAGCAGTAACACCTTTACCGTGCTCCTTCTCTGCTTGCTTTTGGTAAACAGTTTTACCTTTGGGTTTCTTACCACTAGATCTACTAGGGGTGGACTTGCGGTCAGAACCATCATGTCCTATACCATACTTTACGAGACGGTCATCTCGCATCCGATCATAACCTTCCTCGTTAATCACGTTAACCACCTACGATTTGGACTTGCTCTACTACTACGTCAGCACTTCCAGCAGTGAGTTTGATTCCTCTCTGAATTTGTGGAAGAGTGCCAGCAATAACATCAGCACTTGACACTGCATAATCAGCAGAAGCAGCAGATGAATCGTAGTCAGTTGTAATAGTAGTATCTGAGATTGCAGTTACTTTCTTTCCAGATCCTACTGCTGACTCAAAGTCAGAAGTAAATCCATCAGTGTCACCACCATCAACAGTTGTAATATAATCTCCAACTGCAAAGGTATGTGCTGGTGTACCACCGTGATCAACGGTTACCACCATAGTAGCAGCATCAGTTGCTGCTTTGATCCTTGAGGACTTTGGTTTACCACATGAGATTAACTCAGGTGTTGCTGCTGCAAGTGTGATTGCAGGTCCGTCATCAATCTGGATAGAAGATGCACTTGCACTATAGACCCTTAGGACACCAGACTTGACTACAATATAGCCATTACCAGAGCCACTGATTGTCTGTGTGTCAATTACATTTAATACCGACATGGTTAAAGAATACCTTTACTAGATTATTTATCTTGCTTAGACTTTAAGAATTTAGCAAGTTCTGCTGTGCTACCAACAAACATGGTGTTGTTAGTAACTTGTTTATCACTTGAAGATCCCTTGGGATTTTCAATATCATTTACTTTCTTTTGTAGGTCAACAAGTTTATCAGCAACGTCACCGACGTGTTTGATAAGTTGTCCTGCTACCTCATATGCTCTTGGTTGATCTGACTGTTGTGCCACATCCAAGATTCCATTAACTGCTTCCTGCCCTTTCTCTACAAGATTATACAACTGTGCACGAGAGTACTCATAGTCTTGCTTGAGTTGTCCCTCAGTGGTCACAGGTACTGATAGGTCGCTGCGTTTTACACCGCCACCTTCCTTCTTAACGATAGAAGTATCTACGTCTAAAGCATCAGAGATACTATCAAACGTCTTCATCGGCTCCTGTGGTTGGGTTCCATTGTTTAGAATCGACATATTCACTAGTTAATTCATTGAATCCGAAATCATCGTCTGCGTCAGCAGTGATAGGATCGGGTTGGACAGCGTACCTTATCTCTCTTGGAGCATTAGGTGCTAACTCTGTCTTCGTGGAGTAGTCAATAATAGCCTTCTTGATAACCTCACCAGACTTGTCTTGGACTGGACCGTATAGGTAAGTCTTAGCAACAAACTGTAGAGTATAGACTAATGTCCTACGTGTATCATAATCTCCCTCATATACATCCTCATAGTCAATGGATGTTAAGGTAATGGGATAATCTCTCTTCTCATCCATAGTTGGTACAAGATTCAATGTGATATTGAAACTTGGTTGGAAGAATGGGAGTATCTGTTCTAGAATCTGAAGACCATCGTCTTGATTCTTTGCCATTATTGCCAATTCAAAATTCAAATTATATGGTATTGGCATAAAACTTTTAAACTCACTACCATCAGCTTGTGTGTTTCTGATGTATTGAGTTGGAGATACTTTACGAGTTGCATCGTAATTAAATCCCTGTATCTCAAAGGATATCCTAGGAAGAGTGATCTGGACAGATGTCTTATTAACACCTACCTGATTCAATCTCTGTAAGAATTTCTGACGAGGACCATATGCCAGGGGCACCTTCATCACCTCTGTCTTTCCAGATGTCACACGACGCAATTCAATATTATTGAACAGCGTACCAAAACCGACTACTGTCTTCTTGATAATTTCGTGATATGAATATGTTCCTAACATTAGATACTACTTCCTTTGTTTCCAAACTCACCAAAGGGATTACCTTCAGTGAAATCAATGATATTATCAGCCTGAGTTTCAACTGCCCAGTTAGCCTGAGACTCATCATTAGTATTATTTAGTGTATTATATGTAGCACTTGTCCATGCAGCACTAGACGTGTTACCTGTAAGTGTCTCAGGTATAGCAAAGATACCAGATCTATTATACAATACCAACTGACGTGTGGCACTATTCCAAGACTTGACTGTAGCAGTAACATTAGAGTTACCACCTGTTACAATCTCCTCAGCAACAAAGTCTCCACTACCACCTTCAGCAACGTTAACAGTTACTGCATTGGCATAGTTGACCTCAATTGCATCAACCTCAGTGATTCCTGTTTCGATGTCTTCGTCGCTGTACTGGAAGAGTTCACATCGTAATCCCCAAGTATACTGTTTACCCAGCGTGAAAAATGGTACTTCATACTCGACAAACTGGATCTCAAAGATCTTATTTGCCATCGGGAAGTATACGAGATCGCCTTCATTTGGTCTGCCCTCCACTATTAAGGTTGCGTTATCGTCAACAGCAGCAGTAAACCTTGTGCGTGATATAACAAAGGTACATTGGTCTGCTATCTGCACACCAAACTTTGTAAACATATCACCATCACCTCGGAATCCTGAGTTGTCTTCGATATAAGCTTCTATTAAATACGCACCCTCAAACTTTGACATCGTATCTTCACCGAAGACCGTATCTTGTTTTACTAAAGTCCTAGGGATATAGTATACATCCTTACCGAACATCTTAATCTGCTCATTGACAAGACTCTGTTGCAAGTCTTGCTCACCTGTAGTACCTTGAGTAAAGTAAGTGTTAGTAGCCATGTTATCCTATCATGTCTAGTGGTGGAGTTTCCCATTCTGATCTAAGTTGCTCATCCAAATCTTTTAACTCTTGGACTGCATCATTGTATATCATTTCTCCATTTAACG